GTGAGCTTGAGTGTTAGGAGCAAACTTAGATCTTCTTTTTTGCTTTACTTGTTGTTCTTTAAAATCTTCTGGAACGAAACCAGATAAAATAGATTCAGCCACGGACTCAATCAGATAGGTTAATAATTGAATGATAACCTAGAAATTGCAATTTAGGCTATAACTAGGGGGTATTAGTTGAAAATTTTGTTAATTATTAGTGTATGGCCGTAAAAAACGCACCAGAAATCAATTTACGTTATGCCCAGGGGCAAGTTTTCAATAGTGAGAAGAGATTTAGGATATTAGTAGCAGGTCGAAGGTTTGGAAAATCATATTTAGCCTGTATAGAGTTACTTCGTGGTGCGATTAACAGACCAGGGGAGGTTTATTTTTACTGTGCTCCAACATATCGGATGGCAAAAGACATTGCGTGGAAGGAATTAAAAAAATTAGTACCGAAAGTATGGGTTGCGGCTAAAAATGAGACAGATTTGAGACTAGATTTGATTAATGGGTCAAGTATTGAGTTAAAGGGAACAGAAAATGCGATGGCATTGAGGGGAAGAAGTTTAGCTGGTGTTGTTTTAGATGAAGCTGCATTTATGGATAAAGACGTATGGGCTGAAGTTATAAGGCCTGCGTTGGCTGATAAACAAGGTTGGGCCTTATTTATTAGTACACCTGATGGAACTGCCAGTTGGTTTTATGATATGTGGTGTTTTTGTGGAGAAACTGATCGAGATGATTGGATTCGTTGGAGTTTCACTACGATCCAGGGGGGTAATGTTGCTCCAGAAGAAGTTGAAGCAGCTAGGGGGCAATTAGATGAAAGAACATTTAGACAAGAATTTGAGGCTAGTTTTGAGAATCTTACTGGATTAGTTGCTGTTAGTTTTGATGATGAAAATATTGATAAGGAAGTTCAGGATTTACATTTAATGCCATTGCTGATTGGATTAGATTTTAACGTAGATCCGATGGCAGGAATTTGTGCGGTAAAGCATAATGACTGTCTTTATGTATTCGATGAGATCATGTTGACGGGAGGAGCTACAACCTGGGATTTTGCAGAAGAAGTTACACGAAGGTATGGAGTAGATCGAAGAGTAATTGCTTGTCCTGACCCTACTGGTAATGCAAGAAAGACAAGTGGGGTAGGTGTTACAGATCATACGATCTTAAGAAGGAATGGATTTACAGTAATGAGTCCCAAATCCCCCTGGAAGATTCGAGACAAAATAACTTCTGTTAATACTGCTTTGTTAGATGCGAATGGAAACAGGCGAACTTTTATTCATCCTCGATGTAAAGAATTAATAAAAGCATTAAGAACTTTAACTTACGCTCCAAATACAGGTTTACCTAATAAAAATTTGGGTGTAGACCATGCTTTTGATGCTTTTGGTTATCTTTGTCTACAACAATTTAATCTTGCAAAACCAGAGACACTCGGACAAACTTCGTTTAGAATATACTAAGAGACACTTTTTATTATGGCTTACGGTTCAATGAAACCTAAAGGTAAGAAGAAAAAAAAGAAGGGAGGTAAAAAACGTGGCGAATGTACCTGTAAATAAAGCTTTATACTCTAGAGTAAAGTCAGAAGCAAAACGTAAGTTTGCTGTTTATCCTTCTGCCTACGCTAATGCTTGGTTAGTCCGAGAGTATAAAAAGCGTGGTGGAACTTATCGCACAGGAACTAAGAAACGTGGCAAGAAGTAGTGGTGGTCTAACCCGTTGGTTTAAAGAAGAATGGGTTGATGTAAAAACTGGTAAACCTTGTGGCCGAAAGAAAGGAGAAAGTAGGTCATATCCTGCGTGTAGACCAAAGAAACGTGTATCAGGTAAGACACCTAAGACTGTAGGGGAAATGACGAAAAGTGAGAAAGAAAGGTTTAAACGTGAAAAAACTGGTAAAAAGAAGATAACCTATCAACATAGGCGTAAAAAAACTACCAAAAAAAAGAAATGATTGAGATTACTGATGAAATGCTTGATGCTATTGAAGCAGTCAAAGGCAAACGCAATCCTGCACTATGGGATAACAGATGTCAACAATATATGAGAAATAATCCAAAGGGTACTGTAAAAAAGTCAACTACAAGTTAAACTATTTGTAAATACTCTTTTTTTCATTGGATCATGGCATTTTTTCGTGGAGAAGAAGGTTCTGTTAAATTTAAAAACGGAACTGGAACAACAGAAGCAATAGTTTCTACAACTGGTTGGTCATTAGACATATCAAAAGATACTTTAGATGTGACTGCTCATGGAGCAACATCAAGAAGTTTTGTTGGCGGACTAATTTCTGGTTCTGGTTCTATTGATTTTTTATATACAGCAGCTAGTGGTGACGAAACAGCAAACCTACTCGCTGATGTTTTAACAGCAGAAGATCCCGCAGATGCACAATTTGAACTATTTTTAGATACTTCTGGTACTAAAAAAGTAAGTTTTGCTGGAATTGTTCAGAATACAACTTTAAGTGCTCAGACAGGTGATCTTGAGACTGTAAGTGTAAGTTTCATCACTTCTGGTGCTATCACCAACGCTGCATAGTGAAACTAACCACCCGTCAACAAAATAAACTTAAAGAACATTCTGTGCATCACACCGATAAGCACATGAATCTTATGAAGAGACTGATGAGACAGGGTGTTTCGTTTACCCAAGCTCACAAAAGAGCACAAGCAAAGGTAGGAAAATAATGCCACGAAAAAAAGGAGTCAGTTTATCAGTTGGACGAGGCGAAAAGTCTAAAAAAGGTGGATTAACTGCAAAAGGTAGAGCAAAATATAATCGTGCTACAGGAAGTAATTTACAAGCACCTGTAACAGAAAAGAGTCCAACAGGAAAAAGGGCAGCCAGACGAAAATCATTTTGTGCCAGAATGAAAGGAGTCAAAGGCCCAACAAGTAAAAATGGTAAATTAACTAGAAAAGGATTAGCCTTAAAACGATGGAGGTGTTGACATGACTTACGCATTACCAGGGAATATAAAAACAAGTATTACTGCTAGTTCTTATCTAGGTGGTAGTGATAGTCCTTTTACTAGAACGAGAGCAGTTTTAGACATGATAAAGGGATGGGAAATAATGAAAGCTGTTAGTGAAGGTACAGAATATTTAAGAGAAAATAGTGAAGCGTTTTTACCACTAGAACCAAGAGAAGATTACGATGCTTATCTCGCAAGAGTAAATAGAGCAGTATTTAGTCCTTTTACTCAAAGATTAATAAGAGCAGCTACAGGTTTAGTTCTTAGAAAACCAATAACATTAACAGGAGATCCATATTGGACTGAAATGTTCAAGATGGATGTTGATGGTTGTAAGTCAGATTTAGATGAATATGCAAGAAGATTATTAATGTGTTCTCTTACTTATGGTCAAAGTCATATTCTTGTTGACTATCCTGCACCTTCTGGTGCCTTAAGTCTTGCTGAAGAACGTCAACAGAACCGTAGACCTTACTGGATTGAGATAAACCCTAATAATATTTATGGTTGGAGATTAGATAGAGAATCTAATTACGGAAATTTAATACAAGTAAGAATTGCAGAAAAAGCAGTATTAGCTGATGGTGAGTTTGGTGAAAAAATTTATGATCAGGTAAGAGTTATAGAACCAGGTCGTTATCGTTTATTTAGAAAAAAAGAAACAGTTGAAGATTTATATGAAGATGATAATGGTGCATATGCTGGAAATATGTCTAGTCCTGCTGGAGCAAAAGATTATGAAATAGCAGAATCAGGTAGTTTTTCATTAGGTGAAGTACCATTAGTTACTGTTTATTCTGGAAAAGTTGAAAATTTAGTTAGTAAGCCACCTTTATTAGATATTGCATATTTAAATCTTGCACATTTCCAAAGACAAGCTGATTTGATTCATAGTTTGCACGTTGCATCTCAACCAATGTTAGTAATGGAAGGATATGATGATCAGACTAAAGATTTAGCTATCTCTGTTAATTATGCAATGGCAACTCAGCCAGGAAATAAAGTTTATTATGTAGAACCAGCGAGTAGTGCTTTTGATGCTCAGTCTGCTGAGATTAAAGAATTGCAGATGCAAATGGCTACTCTTGGTATTAGTACGCTATCTCAACAAAAGTTTGTAGCTGAATCTGCTGATGCTCGTAGATTAGATCGGGTTGATACAAACTCTATGCTTGCAATGGTTTCTATGGAGTTGGAGCAGAAATTACAGAAAGCATTTAATTTATCTGCTGAATATGTAGGAATTGAACCACCAGAAGTAAAGATTAGTAGAGATTTCGATATTGAAAGGTTAATTGGACAAGATATTACAGCATTAACATCACTATTTGATCAGCAAGTGATAAATAGAGAAGAATTTAGAGATATTTTGGTTCAAGGCGAAGTATTACCATCAGCAAATGAGGCCAAACCTGAATAGTTTGTTACAATGATAGTTAAGTACATATAATTTATGTCCAAATTTTTAGACTACGTTGAACAACCTGACGGTAGTTTTAAATGGCAAATGGCAGAAATTCCTGCTGTTAAATCTACATTACCTGTAGAAACCAAACCTGTTGTCGAAAAGAAAGAAGCA